ACGAAACGGCTTACATAGGACTTGCAGACAGCACTGGCTCTGTTCAATTTATTACTTATTCAAGTGGTGCCTTGAGGATTGCTACAGGTGGAGCTGCTGGGGGAGGGAGTGTTGGAACATCTGGATTGTTTATAGACCAAAGCCAAAATGTTGGCATTGGAGATGATACACCTTCTTACAAGTTGGACGTAAATGGCACTGGCAGATTTGTTGGTGAGCTAACTCTTGATGACCATGTACTTCATAATATTAGCGGAACACAAACAAGGCAGCCAGGGTATTATGCTGGGACTTACGGCCTTGAAATAGAGCAGACTGCTCAAGGTTCAACTATTCACATGGGAAGAAGTAACGGCAACTGCATGAATATTGGTGCAGATGCCACTGCTGCTGGTACAGATGTTAATGTTGTATACTTTAGGGATACGGGTGCTGGTAGTCCTGTTGCTAATGAGGTTGGAAAAATAATTATAGACACAACTTCTACTAACTACGAAACTTCATCTGACTACAGGCTAAAGGAAAACGAGGTAGACATTACAGATGGTATTGATCGCCTAAAAGAGCTTAAGCCTTATAGGTTTAATTTTACACGTAACCCAAGCAAAGTAGTAGATGGGTTCTTTGCTCATGAAGTGAGTCCAGTGGTTCCAGAGTCTATCAGCGGTGAAAAAGACCAAGTAGACGATGAGGGGAATCCAGTATATCAAGGCATTGACCAATCTAAACTAGTACCGCTTTTGACAGCAGCACTACAAGAGGCTGTAGCCAAGATCGAATCATTGGAAGCTAGAGTGCAAACACTGGAAGGATAAAGATGTTTTACGGAGATTACGAAGACGACTACGAAGATCTTACCGACGAAGAGTTCGAAGAGCTTTACGGGTATAAAAGGGAGCCGTTTTTTGAGAATCCTTTTGGAATATTCAGTGGGGAGCCTTTAGGTCGTCTAGGTGATCTTGCGGATTTTTTAGATATAATTGGCATCAGGGCTTCTGAGATGTCAAAGGGAAGCTACGAAGATTCAGATGGAGATGGAATAGCTGACGATATTTATAGTGGACGGGGAGCATTATCGGGTGAACCTGTTAACATTATTCAACGTAATGAAGCTGGTGAACAAATAGGAACAATTCTAGGAATTAGAATTGGATATGGGGATAATAAAAGGGTTGTTACTCTTGATGAACTAGCATCAATTAATAAAGCAAGGAAAAGGGCAGGACAAGATGAAATAACTACACGTATGACTGGGTATGTTCCAGTTTTTGTTGACGAATCAGGTGCTACTGTTAGCAATGAAACTAGTAATGTTAGGACTCCTAGTACTACTACTACTACTACTCCTACCCCTCCTGCTCTTCCTGCTACTTCTACTTCTGCTCCTGCTGGTACTTCTGCTAGACCTACTACTCCAACTCCTTCAATTTATGGTATTGAGGGTGGAGGCGGAGGAACGCGCATAATTACACTTCCAGGTGGAAGGACAATACCTGTTCCAGAAGGTTTAAATCCACTTCAGTTACTTACTCAAGGGTTAATAACTAGAGAAATTTATAAACAAGAAACTGGGGAGGACGCTCCAGATACTATCTCTCCAGATGATACAGATACTGATATAGATACTGATATAGATACTGATGTAGATACAGATACTGATATAGATACAGATACTGATGTAGATACTGATATAGATACTGATGTAGATACCGACACCAATACCGAAATAGATACAGACACAGATAAAGACATGAATGAAGAAGAAGAAACTATAGACGAAACTATAGACGATGGTGTAGACGATGGCACAGGCACAGGCACAGGTACAGGTACAGGTGCAGGTACTGGTACTGGAGAAGGATTTGACTACGAAAAGTTTTTCCAGATGCTTAGTGCAATTCCTGCATTCCAATCAGGAGCATCATTTGAAGCAGGAGAAGTCCCAGGAATATATCCTACGGCAATAGAATCTCTTCCTCAAGCATCAGCATTTATTCAATCTATACTGGAGCTTGATCGTCCTGTTTCAGAACAGCAAGCAGGGCTTAAGACAGACATTTACGGAAACATAATTGAAGACGTACGTGAAGCACAAGGCCCATTGATGCAATCACTTGCACAAAGGTCTGATATGCTTGGCGCAAGAGCTGAAGGACTAATGGGTCAGTTGTCATTCCTTGAAAATCGAGCTGCTACCCAAGCTGGTTTTGGTCAGGCTTCTGCACTTGGTAGAGAAATAGATCCTTTGCTTCGTGAGCAGCAAGCAGGACGTTTGCGTGAGGAACAAAAGAACATTAACTTGCAACTTGCAAGTAATCTTCTTGGTCAGCAAAGAGCTACTGCTGGACTAATGGCAGATATTGAGGGTGGTATTTATAGTCAAATAGCTCCTGAAATTGGAGTAGATCCTGGACAAGTTCTTGGAATTACTGGAATGGACATTGGCAACATCCTTGGCGAAAGGCAAGGGACTAGAGCCGCTGAAGCTATTTCTAGAGGAGCCGAAAGGCAACTATACGCTCAGGCTATACCTTATGCTGGACAAGCTGTACAATTTGGTTATGATATGATAAGAAATCTTTTAAATAGAAATAAAGATAGTGCTGGTTTTTCAATAAATCAAGACACAAGGCCCATGGCTAATGTAAACCCTATCGTTTAAATATTATGGCACTTAAATCAGGAACCCCCGTAAATCTTTCTGCACTTCGCCAAGATTACTCAGCACTCCCACAGATAGCTGCTGTAAAGGCACAGGCTAATCAACAGTTATTTAATACTATTAGCGAGGGCATAGAAAAGCGTAAGCAGAAGAAAATAGAAGCAGACGAAAAAGCTTCAAACATTAGAGTAATTGAGCGTGTCTTAAATTCTCCTTTAGGGGAAAGAGTATTTGGTCAAGATAGACCTAGTGCTGAAGATGTGTACTCTTCTATGGGCAAAGGCGGGCAAGGAGAACTTGTTAAGTTGCTAACCACTATGCAGAATGCTGAGATTGCTCAAACGGAAGAGCAGCGCAGGTTGGCTTTGCTTAAGGCTGAACAGTTAAAGGCTAGAAAAGAAGCAATATTTGAAGATGTTAGGACTAATTTTAAGGGCCAAGCCCAAACAGAAACTGGAGCATTTAGAGCAACTCCAGAAGTAATAAGTCGTGTTGCTGAAGATTACAAAGGCATTTTAGCCCCAGAAGAAGTGGCTGCAATAGGAGCTGACCTTACCAAAGAATATAACCTTCGTGGAAGAGAATTAATACAAAAATTTTCTAAGGACGATCCTCAGTTTGAGGAGTACCTTACTGCGTTGAGCAAGCTTCCAGAAGACACTAAACTTCAAAGAGATTTGTTTGGCATTAAGTCTGGCCTGGATCTAATTCCAATGTATGCAATTACCAAGGCAATACGTAATTACTTTCAAGGCAAACAGGAATTTGAAGCAGGCCCTTTTGATCTTGAATCAATAGAAAAATACAATGAACGCATTAGGAGAAATCCAGAAATTGCTCAAGCGGCAGGTCTTCCAGAACGTCTTTATGATCTTATTAAATCTGGGAGAATGTCAGAAGAAGTTCAAGAAAAAAAAGAAGTTAACCTGGATGATGGAACTAGTGTTTATATTTACGGCAATCCGCAAGCGGCTACTGCATTAGGATCATTTTAACAGTTAATAAAACTTAATCATTTTAATTTCAGAATGTTTCGTCGAAAGAAATAATGCCAGACTACGTATTCAGGTCTAGAGATGGTCAAACTGAAAGAGTATATTCTGAAAAAGAACTTACTCAAGACCAGTTAGAAGAGTTAAGCTACCAGCTCTTTGAAGATATTTCCATGACTCCTGGGGATATTCTTCGCAGTCAACGTGCTAATGTCAGTGACATGAAGTACTCCTTGGGAGAGTCTGCTGTAGATTTTGCTGCTTTAGGCAGAGGAGCTGAAGGACCTCCTTTGGTGTACACTACTCCACAAGCTAGACAAGTTATTGCTGAACTTGAACCTGAGTACAGAGAAGCAGCTAAGGTTGCTGAACTTGAAAGACAGGCTGATTTAAATAAAATATCAGACTCTTTGAATCAAGCCAGAAGAGAAGCCAGAGAAGAGATAACTGCTCCTACTCCTCAACGTGTACAAGAAGATTTCGCTTATCAAGTTGTAGACACTATTGGTCAAATAGGAACTCAGCTTGCAGGATCAGGTCTTGGAGGTTTAGCTGCTGGCCCAGTTGGTGCAGGTGCTGTTTTTACTGGCAGTACTATTCCATTAGGATATACAGTTGGCAAAGATGATTACTACAGAAGCATAGATAAAACTCCATCTACAGCTACACCTGAAGAGCGAGATACTGCTGAGGCTGTTGGGGCTATAAATGGTATAAAGACCTACGCTCTTGAAAAAATTGGTATTAAGGGAATACAAAAAGTATTTCTTAAGAACAAGGAAATAAACAAGAATCTTTTTAAATTAGCAGAAGAGGGTAAGCTTACCAAAGATTCCTTTAAGGAAATTACTAAGGATGTAGGCAAGGCCGCACTTGGCGAAGGTTTTACTGAAGCTGCTGATGAAGCTGGTTTAAATATTCTTGCTAACAGCTTATTTGGCTACGATCCTGAAAGAGAAACCTTAGAGGGAACTGGTAGGTCGTTTGCCCTTGGAGCTATTGGTGGCGGTGCTTTTGGTACTGCTGGAGCTTCACCTAGAATAGCTAGGGAAACTGCTGCTGTTCCACTTAAAGCTATTACCAAAGCGAATAAGGCTTTATCTGGTGTGAGCGAATCTTTAGCCAAGGGAACTTTAAAGGCCAAGGACATGGTAAAAAATGCACCTCTTACGGCTAAGGTTCTTGATGGGTTGATGAAGAATGGAATAGATGTTAGAAAAATTACTGAAAGTGTTTCTAAAAAAATAGTTCCAGTTACTAAGGACCTTATTAAATCCATAAAGGATAGTTCTTTTTTCCAGAAATCAATGCCAGTTGTTGATGATATTATTACACCAATATCATCTAAAATTAGATCAATAAATAAAAATGCTTTTATAGCATTAAATAGCTACAAGTCCGAAAGCAAAAACAAACAATCAGATTATTTTAAAAAGATTTTTCCTTATCTTTCAAAGCTTAATGAAATAGAAAAAAGCAATCCAGAAGATTATCAGTTAATTTACAATTCTTTTCATAAGACTAACAATCGTAATTTGCTAAATCCTATCCACGAAAAATACGAGATTAAAAAAGAATTTGATGAATACGTAAAAGCCCTTGAGGATCTACGATCAGAGGCATTATCCTCTGGTGTACAAGTTGGAGAGATAGAAGATTTTCTGCCCAGGAACATGAAGGACTACGATGGGTTTAGAAAGTATTTAGGTCTTCAAGGAAATGATGATATAGTTGAAAAGGCTCTGAAAAAAATGGCAGAGTCTGATGAAGATTATAGCGTTGATAAGGTTGGTGAATTTTTTGAGAAGATAATAATTGAAGATCTAAAAAAAAGCAACAATCCAAAGTATAAGGGCATTGGGACAAACCCATTAAAGAAAAGGGTAATTGATAATGTCTCTGATGAAGCTGTAAAGTTTTACCATACTCCTCAAAATGCCTCTGTTTATTACGTAAACAAAATGGTTAAATCTATTGCGGATGCTAATCTTCTCAGGGATTTTAATGCTGTAGATAGGTCTGAATTTAAAGACATTGAGCAGAGGGAAACCCAAGCTGAAGAAGTACAGGACAGGATTGTAGTTCAAAGCATTAACGATGAGAAATCTCCTAAGGGCATGGGTCCAACTCCAGTCGATCAAGGAGATGCCACCACCAGAACAAGAGATAAAGTTTCTTCCGATGAACTTCCTTATGTATTGGGGTCTAGCTTTGAGGTCAAGGGCATACCGATAAAGTTTGAGTCTAATGTAGATAAAGCTTTGTACGCCTATAATAAGTTCAAAGACTCCAGAAAGGATCAAAGTTTACGTACCTATCTTCGCAGACAACTAGACCTTGAAGAAGGAAAAAAGTCAGCAAGAGAAATACTAAGCAAAAGCAAAGAAGTTGTAAGTGCTGTAGGGAAAGCTGAGAGAAAATTCAAGAAAAAGGGAGGCGTTCCACCCCACTTGTCTAAATCTTTAGGAAGCGGAAGAATTGTAAAGGTTCTTAGAGATGAGCTTATTGAAGGAAGATTAGATCAAAAGGGTTACGACGATATCATTAGACTTTTGAGAGGGGCATTTAAATCAAACGCTAATTTTGTTTCTGAATCTTCTGCTGCCTATGGCAGAAAAGACTTTGCTAACTTTTCTAGGGGTGTTAAAAGCTTTACTACCTTAGCGTTTATGAGCAACCCTATGAGTACAGTTACCCAACTTGGTGACTTTGCCTATAATTTGTTTGAAAATAAACAGGCTGCTTTCCAGGGAGATAAAGACATTTCTTTTAGCTTAGAAGATCTTAACTTAGCTGGGCAGTCTGTCGGCTTTGAGTTTACGTCAGATGGAAGTATTCCAGATAAACTTCAAAAAGCCATTGATACTGTTTTTACATTGACTGGATTTCGTAAACTCGACGAAAAGATGAAAGAAAAATTCATCAATAGCACTTACGTAAGAGTCAAGAACCAACTTGGGAAGTCTGCCAACGAAAAATCTGCAAAAGTTTTTGATGAAATTTCGGATCTTATGGGTCCAGAAAATGCTCAAAAGGTTGTAAACGACATCCGAGCAGGAAGTAAGACTGATTTAGTTTCAGAGTTTTTATTTTACAAGCTTTCAGAAATAGCTCCACTCAGTAGATTGGATATGCCTTACGCTTATCTAACTAATCCAAAAATTAGGATGGCTTACGCACTAAAGAGCTACACAATGAAACAGTTGGACTACGCCAGAAGAAACGTATTTAAAAAGATTCTTTCTGGAAATGAAGATGAAGTTCAGGAGGGATTGCAGAATCTTTTTCAAATGCTAATATCTCTTATGATTGCTAATGCTCCTGTAGAATTTATTCATGCCTTCTTTAAAGAGGGATCTCTTCCTACTCTCTCAGACCTAACTACTGAAAACCTTTGGAGAGTTTTTGGTTTAAACTCATACACTGGTATGGTTGCCCAAAGAGAAGGCGTTGGTAGTGCTGCTGTTGGAATGTTGATTCCTCCTGCTGTTTCTTTGGTAGATGCTGCTGGTAAGGACATCGCTGGATTCAACTTCCCAGGAACTGAAGAATCTAAAACAACTCAGTTCATTCCGATAATAGGTAAGAATTTGAGCTGGGCTATGAAGCAGTCCAAAGAAGAATAAAAAAGGGCAGCAGGTTTTTAAGCCCACTGCCCTTGAGGTGCTGTGCGTGAGGAGAGCAGATCACTCTGGATCTGATGTATCGGGAGGGATAATTTCTTCTTCCTCTTTAGATGATAGAAACTCTTCTATTCTATCTCTAAGAGATCCAATGACGGAAAGTTCTTTGCCGTGGAATGCTCCACGTTTAGCAGCCAGGTCTATAATATTAACTGCTTGGGATAAGTCTTGGTACGAAATGGTAGGTTCTTCTGACATGATTAAGACTGTAGTGATTTTGGCTTCTTTGTCAACTCCCTTATCAGGACTCTGTACTTCTCTTTTGTCTGAGGTCGTTTAGCTCTCTTGATCCTACGCCTGTACTCCCTGACTACCTTATCTGTGTCCGTTCTGTGCTTAGGATGGATAGGATTTGATGAGTAATCTTTGCTCCAGTACTCTATGATAGCAATGAGGACATCCTCATAAGAGGCTCCCAGAGGCCGTATAAAGCGTTTGTACGCGTTCCATACCTTACCCTCGAATGAATTGACTTCACGCTGTAGAACGCATCTGACGTGTCCTGAGACATGATCGTGGTCTAAGACCGCATCTTTGATCTGCAATCCTGTAATGGGATCTCGTCCTCCTTGTCTGGCTAGGAGTTCCTTCCTGAATGATTTGATCTCGGACTGTTTAAGCTTTTTCATGTTAGATTACTACGGCAAATCTACCTTATACCCGTTTTCTAATTTATCAATCCATACCTTGCCGTACAATTCCATCTCCATGTTGTCCCATAAAAATTTAAGTAAATCTTTTTTAAGTTGTTCATCGTTAGGCAAAATGTACCTTTCGTATCTACCATTATATCCAAAGTCAGCATATTGTCGCATATCGTTAAATTCCCGACCTTCGTAAAAATCATTAGGCATTACTCCCATTGAAAGAACGTAGCCAAAGAACTTTTCGTCTCCTACTTTTAAAAGGGGCCATTCCTTTATCTCAAGCTCTTGGTAAATTAGTTCTGTATAGCTCATTTCTGATTAACCTTTCTTACATCCGAAAGAAGAAGCCATCGGCAGCCGTGGTCATTTTTCTCAAGAGTCCTACCTAGGTATTTAGCCATGTCCACATATGCAGCCCTATGTAGACCCTCTCCAGTCACTTCAAGCACCCTTATAGGCTTTCTCTGGAGCATCTGAACCTCTCGATGCCAGTACGGAAAGTTCATCCTGGCTCTGCGGATCATTGGATTACAGTATCTTGGGTTTTTAGACGGGTTATTTTCCCAAGTTTTTAAGACAATCATATCCCCCTCTTCGATGTCATCCATTATAGGTACTGGATGCTTTAGTCTGTACGCCAAAAGTGGATGAGTCCTCATAATCAAATTAATTTATTTGTTTAGTTCTATCAAAGCTTTAGTTCTTGGCTGTACTTTTCCCAGCTCTGTACCTCTTCAACAATCCATTCAACGGATTCTTTATTGAGAACAGCTTGGTCTACTAGCTCGTGGATCAAGTCATCCTTAACTCCACCCATCAGTCTAGTGATCTTGGCCGTTATTACATCTATCTGACTTTGAAAAGTCTGAGCAGCAGTCAGCAACTCAATTGCTTCTGACACCTCACTGACTGTTAATTTTTTCATAGCTCGTACATTGTCTCCTCTAGGAATCTCTGCATCCAACTCTCAAGAATCCGAATGGTTTCATTAGGCAGGAGAGATGACTCAGCGTACACGATCACAGTGTTATCATCGTCTATGTCTATTACCTTTTGGTGAAACATAGTGACCTCATCCATTAGAGTTTTCCCTAGCTCAGTCCTGCATACCTGCCTTGCTGGAAAAACGTGATAGCCTACTGGCATTAGATCGCCAGTAAAACCACCACCGATCATCGGGGCTACGCTTTCTTTTACGTACCCTGAATCAGATGAGAGCATCTCTTTAACTTGTAGTGCTAACTCTTTAAAATCTTCTTGAATCATTCTTCTCTGTAAAAAACGTCTATGTGTCCTGGTTTTACTACGTATCCCACTCCTTCTATAGCAGGAACAACAAGTTCATCAAGCACTTCATGGAGCATCATGTCAACTTCATCAGAAGATACAGTGCAGGTTTTGTACGGGGTCTTAAAGGTAATCGTGTACCTTTGTTGACATATTGGGCAGGTTTCTTCGTTCATGGGTAATCAATGTGGTTGTCTTTCTTTTCTTTAATCATTGCTAAAGCTATTGTGCAGTACCCGATAATGTCCTCGAAGGCATCCTCAACGTGCTCATCCTCCACTGCTAGTGATTTAGTTTTGCAGAACGTCTGCACTCTCTTTATCTTGTCTCCCATGCGGACGCAAAGTCCAATAAGAGGATCTACTCCGTAATCCCTAGCTTGCTCGAAGTTAGCGAAAGCATCAGTGCTCATTGCGGTGTAGTCGTTGTTCTTGTCCTTTAGAACATTAGACATCTTGGCGAATAAAGCCTTAGTAAACTCTTCAAACTTTTCTTTTGTCATAATTCCATTAAATAATTAGTAGCTACCTTACCGTGCTGTACTACTCCACATCCGATAGCTGGATGAGGGCCGTACTTACCGTAAGCCATAGCGTAACTGTCCTTGTCTATCCCAGATCCTAACTGCATACCGAACACTTTGCACTTAGCTCCTGTATGCCACTGAACGTAGCACTCAGAGTGATAGTGTCCCTGTACAACTGATTGCATATCCTGCTTGGCTCTTTGGATAGCTTTCTTACCATCGCCATGACAGTACACTACGTTGTCTATCGTAACGCTTTCAACGAACTCCCAGCCAGGAGCCTCAAGGACTTCACTGTAATCTCTTACCCAGCGTTTAGATATTCCTGCTGTGTAAGCCTTACGATGGACTAGCCTATCGTGGTTTCCTATACAAACGTAAGCCTCAGGGAAAGCCCTGTACCACTTACCTATTCTCTGTATAGCCCTGTCTAGTTCTTCGCCAGCAGAGTAGCCATCGGGGTCTGTCTCGTGATAAGAGCTGTAATGGTTGTCGATGACATCACCGATCAGTACAACTTTGTTGCATCCAGCTTTACGATCCACGTTCTTACAGAACCTGAGGTATTTGTCTAAGCAAAAAGGCTCATGCAAATCCCCGATGGCTAACACTTTTGACATACGCTATACAGAAAGTTTCTTAAACGCTAGTTCCTGAATAAGTACCCTAACTTGTTGAACCTCTATGTCAAGCGATCTGACTAACAACAGCTCAATCCCAGCGAGCGTAAGCTCTTCGGTAGTGAGTTCACGTACCGTTGGAGTTGGCTGGACTTCACCCTGCTTATCAATGCAGGTTGTAGTGTCTTCCTTGAACTTGAACTTAGGTGGGTCATCCGTCTTGTACACCTTAACCTTACCGTCTATGTATAGACTGGCGTCAGTAGCGTACACCTCAGTCCCCCTCTCGTATTTACTGAGAGGAGAACCTTTGTATATAAGGCCGAAAGTTGAACCATCTTTACGCTCAAGCTGGAAGTTGTTAGCGGAGTCTTTGTACACCTGCTTAACAAGCTTCCCCTGAATCCATTTAGTTTCACTCATGCTTACCACGGTAGATCGTCATCGCTATCGTCAGCAGCATTAGCTGTGACAGGAATGTTCTTAGGCTCTTGACTTTCCTGTTCAGCAGGAGTCGCGGAGCGATTAGCCTTACGTTCCTCAAAGACAGATTGATTATCTTGGATGAAACGATTAACCGTGTCCACGAAGAAGTCGTTCTGCTTAGAGAAGTCGAAGTACGTCTTGTCCCCGATCTTAGCAGAATCTGCTTCAGGAACTCCAACGTACTTACCGTTCTCATAAGGGAACGCTGAAGCAACGCTAGCTCCACCTTGCTGAATCGTGATGTAGATCGGTACGATTGTACGCTCATTGCCCTGTGGATCTTTGAACGTGTAAGCTCCCTTATGGTTCATCCAAGTAGCTGCACTCAGGGGAGAATGAACAGAGATGTTAGGAATTTTCTTAGCGATACCCTTGAAGTCAACAGATAGCTTACCGTTGGCCTTGTCTTTCCATACAGGTACGCTAAGTACATCTACTCCTTGGTCGTGCTGAAGTCCTATGTTTAGAACCTCACCGTACATTCCGTTGTCGATGTAAACGGATTCGATATTACCGAACAGTTTATCTGTAGTGTACTGCCATCTCTCGCCAGGTGAAGGCTTAGTGTACTTGTGTAGTACTCTGCCGTCATTGGCTTGCTCGTTGCTTATTTGGTCACGGCATTTACTCCAGTAACCTCCCTTTGCGTTGTCTTTTTTCCAGTATCGTGTGTCTCTCATATGTTTTATTGGTTTCTTGTTTTGTACTCGTAGCTAAACTCGTACTGTTGATGGTGAAAAGAAGCGGAAACGTCGCTCCATATATCGTACATTTGCAGATCTCTGGATAATGTCAAGTCAGAGAACGATTTGATTCTAGATAAAGCTGTGTAAGTTAGACCTGGAGCCATAGGTACTTGCCTTGGTAGCTGTAGATGTACCTTGTTCAGTGTACTTCCTTGGCTGGAGTGGATCGTCATGCTGTACCCTAGCTGAATAGGGAATTGAATGTACTGACCCTTGCTCTCGTCGATAACCTTTTCCTCTCCATCCTCGACCGTAACCTTTGGCGTACTGTCTTGGTACTTCTTAGGCTTCAGATAAATTATACTGTTGTCGGAGTCCCTGTGAATAATCATACGGCTACGCTTATCAATTCCGTAGAACGTACCAGTGTCTCCGTTCACAATCCTTTGCGTAACTCCCATCACCTTATACGTCATGTTTGCTTTCACAACTACGCGGCAATATTCCTTCAAGTATATCTTCTCTTCGATGGGAAGATCCTTGTCTTTCTTCTTCTTGAACGATCCAGTTCGAGTGGCGGAAAAGCACAATAGCCTTCCTTGTAAGTCATTAAGTTTTTTCTTATTGATCTCGTCACGTATCTTCCTGAGAGGAGTCAGTATAACTGCTTTACTATCAGGTGCTTGCACACGTGTATTCAGATAGTCAATATCTATTTTAGTCTGAGCACCTACTCTAATTCTGTTCAAGATGTTAGCTTCGATAGGATTTTCCTGACGTATTACTTTCGTAAGACTAACCTGATGGAAGTCAGTGTTCAGTACATTACTCTGAAATAATCCGAACGGAGCTTTGTAACCGTACCGCTTTAATGTACTAGCATCTCTGCCCTGGGCAACTGGTGGAAGCTGGCCGACATCTCCAACGCACAGAATCTTAGCTCCTCCGAATGGCTCGAAAGATCCACGAGCTTTACGTAACGCTGCTTCGATGAAGTCAAGGTGATCGCATCGCACCATACCGATTTCATCCAAGATAATCCACGAGCAGTGCTTCAGCACTTCTTTGCGTTGTCCTCCGAAGTACCTGCAAGATGGATCGTTGAATCTCTGCCTGTGTACTGGCTGCTCCTTGAAGTCTGGATTGATTGGATGAGTTGATGGTATCCCGAACAACTTATGTATTGTACTGCCTCCAATGATAGTAGCTGCTCTGCCAGTAGGTGCTGCTAAGATCGAGCAATCGAATGTCTTAACTATTTCTTTAATCAGAAATGACTTACCTGTACCTGCTGATCCAAAGCATATCAGTCTACTGCCTTGTCTGCCAGTAAGCATACAGTCCATCACGTGTTGTTGTTCTATCGTTAGTCCCATAGTTTAATCTCTCCTCTAATCCCTTAATAGATCGTTGTATCTGGGTACAATTAGCCCCTACAAGGGACTAACCATTCTATCCTTGATCCCTGTAATGAGTCAATGTAGAGCTGGTGCCTGAGAGGACTCGGTACGTCACTATAATCCTCTTTGGTCAGGCATTAGCCATTGCTTTCGCAATCCTTTTTACAACCAGATGGGCAATTTCTGGCAACCGATGTCCCTTGTACCGTTTCGGTACGCCTGATTTAAAGGCCAAGGGTGCAACTTTCTTTGATGGTATTACTACCTGAAAAAAGAATTGGACAAACTTTCTTCATTTGTCAAGCCGCCCCTCTTTTTTGTACAGGTAATCAAAGATTTCCTTGAGTTCATTCCTAGCATCCTCGATGTCATCAATCACTATACGAGATAGTGCGTGTGGTAACCTGTTCTCTACCAGGTAAGAGACCATCCTGTCTAGGTGGTACTCCACCTTCTCTATCTCCCAGTGGCAGTACAATGTTGTACTGAGGTCATTAGGATCTATCCCTATTGACCGTATCTTTTCTGTGCTGTACTCTTTAGGCATGGATCGTCCCCCAAGGTATGGCTTCTATTACTGCCTTCTTCATCAGGTTGTCTAGTGCTACCTCCTTAACAGCTTCAACTTCCTCATCATTGACTGGGTTCAGAAGATCTGTGATCCTCTTAATCTCAGCGTGGTAATTTTCTTTACCGACCGCCCTGAGAATCTTCTCACCGTCTGGCCCCTCCATAAGTTCTCTATGATCCTGCACTACCTTCTCAAGTGGCACGATCTTAACTGCCTTTATTTCAAACTTGTTTCGGAACCGATTCCTGGCTTGCTCCGCAGCGAATGGTGTAGAGCTTGTGCCTAGCACGTGCTTCCCGTATTTAAGGGCGAACTTTTTGCCCAAGTAGTACGCACAGCTAACGTCAGCGTAGCACATACTCTGATCTTCTATCTTCTTTAGTTTCTTTTGTCTTTTAGTCATAATATTATTTAAAAAAGTTGCTTCCATACTAGCTCGTACACAAAATGACTATCGTCATTCAATTCATCGAGCTCCTCTTCAGTGGCTTCACGGCCATCAATTTCTGCGTAGCTTATGTAAGCATCGCAGAAATCAGGATAGTCAGAGGGATCAATGCCCTCCACCTCCACCGATTCTATCTTTGCATATTGAGGAATCATGATCCTATACACTCCTCCATGTATCTCTCAATCGCACCGTCGTATTGCCTGTCGATGATCTCTTGACGTGCTGCCTCCTCGATCTCATCGCATATCTTAGGGTCTAGTACGCACGATAGCTCCTGAACAGAGCCAACGAGCCATACTCCATCCATGTATATCTCTTGTGGATCGTCTCCATCCATAGAAACATCGAATCGAATATCCTCTACCGTAACTGTAAGCGTATTGTTTGGTTTCATAGTTTTAGGTTGCCCTCCTTAGGCTCGTAAATTTCTTTCAAATCCTGAAAGAATGTCCCGATTGTGGTGCGTGCGTTCGAGATTGATTCCTGTAGCTGATCGTCATCCGATGGGCTACGAGCTTCTTCCATATCTAACGGGAGTTCTTCCCGTTTAATCTGCTGTATATCTACGTGCAGATCCTTCAATAACATATGCGTGTGACGTTCCTCCGTCATCGCTGCTATGCGGTTAATCTCCATTGCTAGAGAGTTTAGTGCTTTTTGTGTGTGTTTCATTTCTTAATCCTCCTATGCTTTTGATACGAACGGGAACCGTACAGGGCGTACTGCTCCCTCAGTGATTGCAAGTACGGTAGCTCTGCCATTGGATGGCTCGCCCTTGCCTATGTAAATAGCAGCAAGTTTAGCTGCTGTTTTGTGTAACTTTACTGTGATTTTGTCTCCGAACTTCATATTATTTTGTGTGTTTTTAGGTTTTTGTTTCAGTTAAATTCATATCAATTCCCTTTCGCATTCGAGGTATCTCTCGTAGTTTTCAATGTACCTATCGACCTTGTCCTCCACCATTTGCTCGTGGTTGTAGATGTCAGTCTCTACTGTTGCCTCGCTTCGATCAATGATTTCCGATATTAGCTTATTGCTAATGAAGTCAGCGAGACGATAGCAAACCATCTGTCTCATAAGGACTAACTCCTCGTCAGATCTGTTTTGTAAATCATCTCTGCCAATTCCCCATGCCCAATAGGCTGCCTCTACCGCGTCAGTTTCGTGTAAGTTTTCCATTTTTCTTTAGAATATAATTATCACGAGCTTCCACTCGTCTTTTTTAGTTTTAAAACCCACTGCTTGATCTTGAAGTGCCTTTACTACTTCAGCGAATAGCTTTGCTTCTGATATATCGAACTCCATATTTATTTCCTTTCTACATTTTTACTGCTTGCACGTGATACCGTGACACCAGGTCACCAGTATCTAAATCCCTGTTGGCTTTGTTACCAGCTACGTACTCGCACCACGTATCCCACCAGTACTCACTACCCCTCTCTTGACAGAACGTCACGTAGTGTACGATCTTCCTTCGCTTAGTCTCTGGCTTTAATCCTTTAGGCAAGCTCACGAAAGCTGGCCCCTTTCCTAGTCTCTTAAGGTTGTGACTATCGAGACACGCTACGTTGAACCCTAGCATCTGTGCCACGAATGATGCTTTCACTAAGCCTAAGTTGGGTACCTTTAGTAGGATCTCTATCGCATCGCATATCGCTGTGATGTCATCCGCTGGACACTCTCTCAAAGCGACTAGCTTACTCCACATTCTTTCCCTATGCTTCAAAGCGTAACGCCAACCGCTTCGCTTATTTCCCCACAGGAATCTAGATGATTCCCCTTGCTCCGCAATGTCCTTGCGTTGCAATTTGATTGTACTCAATCCAGCTTGAATTGAACACAATGTGAATTCGATCACGTCAACTAGTCCCGCTGGACTAGCTAGGGCGTGATGCTCTATTTCCTTACAATCTCGTTGATACATTTTATTTATCTCTCCCTAGCAATGCTAAGCTGATCTTGTCCTCCATGTCTTGGAAGCTGTCAATTGTTTTTTGAAGCTCCCCAATTTTCTCTCTAATCATAGAGAATTCCGCAGTTACGAAATCGTGCAATCGTGCCTCGATATCGGACGTCATGTCGTGAAGCGTAAGGATTTTACGCTTGTTTTTGTCGATTTCCATTTTTCTAAAAGTCTACAAGTTCATCCAAGTAATCGGGCTCTAATCCGAAGTGATCATAGCAAATGTCATAGGCTAGGTGAAGATTTTCTAGACCTCCGCTATTGAGTATTTCCTCAAGCTCCGCTTTCGCTTCACTCTTTAAGGCTTCCGCCTCGCTTCTACTTATACCGTCACGCTTCATTAGCGTTTCTACGATTGGCTTTCTTTGCCACATTTGTTTTCCTTTCGTTAATGCTTAACTAATTTTAAGCATACAGGAGCAACCTAAGCAAAGCGTGATGCCTTGCTCGGTTGCTCTTAATGCTAAAAAGTAAACACTTAAGTGTAAACAGCTCGCAACCTATCCGCTTTAAAGCTCGGACTCAGTATTGAGAATGAGCGCCAGTTCAAATCCTGTGTAAGTTCATCACCTACTTTGAACCGAATCTCAACAATCCCTTGCAAATTCAGCTTGTAAGACTTATTGCAATAAAACCACGGTTCGACCTTATAACTTCATAAGGCTAGTGGAACCGTTTCGGAATATATCTTTCCCGCGTTTCGAAGATTTCCCGTCAATCTACAAGCTCCGCTTTCGCGGCATCTTAACGCTATTTTGAAGGCTAAGACCCGCCCTAAGTTTAAGAGCCCGCCCTTGCGATTCGCTCTAAGTGACACTCCCCTTTGCAAGGGCATATCCGCTTAAGACAAAACCACTAAGAGATACCAGAAAACCAGAGTCAAGCGATTTTTTCGAAAAAGTGAAAAAAAGTTTTTATGCACCATTTGACAAAATTTCGGCATATGGTATACTTGAAAAACAATGTCAAGCGAAAAAGTGAAAAATCGTTTTCAAGACTTTTAGATACCAGCATACCAGTAGGGTATACAAAATAGATTTAAAGGGCATATAAGAGGCTGAAAAGGACATTCAAAGGGTACCATTAAAAGAGGGTAGAAATATATTCGCAAAGGCAGAAATAAAGATTGACTCGATAAGAGAATCTGATATTTGAAAGACCGACGAAAAAAAGTTGAAAAAATCGCTTGACAAGTCTCAAACGGTATGCTATAATCCGACTGGGGGGAGGGGGTTATAACAGCGATTCGCGTCGCACGTGTATTATCATAAACTACCCCTTTAAAAATTATGCAACTCAAGGGGTTTTACTGTACATATTGCTTGACATAATTATAATAATATGCAATAAGAATAATGTGCAGCAAGAATTAATCAAGGAAAAGCTTTTATCTGACATAGATGAAAAGATCAAAGAGTTCGTTAAGAGTTCTGAGCTTGATGGTGTAAAGGCATTAGAAAGATATGATCCTGAGAAGGCTGCTAAGATATTGTTCCTTAGTGCTAGTGGTAAGACTCAGACTCAGTTAGTACGTAAGTACGGGTTTAAGAGGAATACTATTGTTAGGGTACTAGCTACTTACGCTGATCACTTAGGTAAGTGGAGAGAGCTAGGTGGTCAACTAGCGTCTTATTCTTATTTGCATATTAGTTCCTTAGAGGAAGATATGGTTCAGAAGGTACGTGAGGACATGGAGTCAGGTGAGATTAAGCCTACCTTTAAAGACATCAAGGATATTAGTATAGCTAAGGCTAACTCAGCTAGGGAGGCTTTATTGGCTAGGGGTGAAGCTACGAGTATTAACAGGGAGGAAAAGGTTTACACTGATGAGGACTACAGGGAGCTTATGGAAAAGGCTAAGAATAAAATGAAAGAAGCACAGGTAATAGATTTAGACGATGAACGGTAAAGGCGACAGAAATAGGGTGTCTAACTGGGACAAGTTCTACGAAGGATACAATACAATATTCCGTCCTAAGGAACCTTTTTATACGGACATCAAGGAGTACGAAAGTAGATTCAGAAACGTAAACACAGATTCTAGCATTGAAAGTAAGCCCTTTAAAGGTGATCCTATTAAGCACGACATAACAAGAATTATTTAATGAACAATAACCCTGATTTAGTTCATAAGTGCTTAGACACTATTACTCCAGGATGGCAAGCTGTTTTAGTTGCTACTGTTACAGAGGATGGCTTCGAGTACGATGTCTTCAACAAAATGGATGAAGAGCACTTCCAAGAAAACCTAGCTATCTTATTAGCCTTAGTTGCTAAGAAGTCCATGCAGGAGCTAGAGCAAATAGACTGGACAAATAATTAAGTTTACTGAACATCCCCTTCTGACTCCTCCTACAGCAGAGGAAATTGTCTGGCTGTACGAGAACGACCTTAATCTTCTTAAAGAGCTGCACAAGGCTCATGAGAGCAGGATTAAGGCATCTGAGGACGATCCTATCCGTCATGGGTTTAATCTACCTGGATGGGAGCGAATAAAGGATGGGTTGCAGGATTACAATGAGTGCTTGGTTCTTGGTGGTAACAGATCAGGAAAGACTACAGGATTTGCTAAGATCGTAATGGAAGCAGTGACTGAAAGCAATGATGGTCACTTAGTATGCTTTTCCCAGAACGAAGATACTTCCATTAAGGTGCAGCAAGCAGCTATATGGGAGATGATGCCTAAGGAGTTCAAGAAGAAGACTAAGAGCATCGAGGGGTACATTAATTACAGTATGCAGAACGGGTTCACTGCTAAGAGCTTTATCTTTCCTGATACCCGTACCCGTGTAGACTTCAAGACGTACACGCAGTACAGCAACAACCAGACTATCTTAGAGGGCTTTGAGTTCGGTTTTCCTGATGCTAAGGGCTTGAACATAGGTGCGTGGTTAGATGAGTACCTAGGCGATGCTTCATTAGTAAATACCCTTAGGTTCCGACTGGCTACTAGGGACGCCAAGATGGGTATAGGCTTCACTCCTATTGATGGTTATACTCCCTTTGTGGCAGAGTACTTAAAGGACGTAGAGACGCTACAGACACGTCATGGTGCATTGATAGATAAGGAAGTGCCTATTAAGCAGTACAGCCCATCTAGAGACGCATCAGTGGTGTACTTGCACTCAGATGAGAATCCCTTTGGTGGTTATGAGCGTATAGCTAAAGACCTTAGAGGCAGACCAGAAGAAGAGATACTAGTTCGTGCTTACGGGATACCCGTTAAGAGCATGACTTCTTTGTTGCCCTTGTTTAACACTGAGGTGAACGTATTGAGTGACGAGCCAAATAAGTACGGCATGACCTTTCCTGACATATCTGATCAGCACAGGTACACTTGTTATCAGGTAGTTGACCCAGCAGGAGCCAGGAATTATGTAGCGATATGGGCAGGAGTAAACGAAAAGGGAGATGTGTACATTCGGAAGGAGTGGCCTGATAGGGACTACTACGGAGAGTGGGCTGTATTCGGTGATCCTAAGTGGCGTTATGGGCCAGCATCAAAGAAGATAGGTTACAACGTACAGGGATACGTTGATCTGTTTGAGGAAATAGAGGATGACATTGAGATAGAGGTATTTGAGCGTATAGGTGACAGTAGGTACTTCGCTAAGGAGAACTCCGACAATGATGACCTGTTTACTGAGTTCGATGATTGCGGAATGACTTTTATTCCGTCCGATGGGAGAATGGAAGAGATAGGCATTAGTGCTATAGATGAGTGGTTCAGCTACAACCCTAACGTGCCAATAGATTCTGCTAACAGACCACGGTGCTACATACATGAGGACTGCGGTAACCTTATAGACTCTTTAATTAACTACAACGCTTCAGGCAAGGCTGATGAGCCGTTAAAGGACTTCTTCGACATTATTCGTTATTTGCGAATGGCGAATGGAGGCGATGGCCCTGACCACGTTCTTTCCAGAAACATGATGACAACCCGCATAGGATCAGGATATTAGATATGGCTAAAGTAAAACTAACTAAAATTGCAGATAGGTTCGAATCAAGCTTTGATTCATTTCTTAACCTAGCTAAACGAAAGCTGTCCGCTGAAATGCTTACAGGCAAAGGCAGGAACACTTGGGTAAATGAAGAAGGTCAGAAGATTTTAGTTGACTGTATGTACATCGAAGAGATCGTTCCTAAGCACTTTAAGGGCAGAGTACTGGCAGAAGCCCCTAACCCTAGCTATGTGTTTGCCTACATAGACGAGATCAAAATGAAAGTACCTGTGGTTATCCCTAGAAGATACAAGGGCAAGATGAAGGGAAAGACAATAACCATTGAAATGATAGAAGATGTTAGAGGACGAAGTTACAGATACGTTGCATAACCTAGTTGTAGATAAAGCATTTATAGATGAGCAGGTCGATAGACTGCTTGCTTGGGAAATATTTGTTAGGACTATTAAGGGCGAAGATCAACAAGATATACCCCCATCAGAATTGTGTGATAGAATAGGTGTTCATAAGTGGTACGTAAACCACCTTCTAGAAGATATTAAAGGCAGATTTTATGCAGAGTGATTCAGTTTCAGAGTCACTAACCTACGTTAGTGCTGAACCAGACATCAAGTCCCTTCGGTACGCCTACGACCAATCGGTAGTTGAGCTTGAGGCGTACTTTGATTTGTGCAGAGAGAGTTATGACGAGCGCCGTAATTGGTGGCCTGGAAAGAGCAGAGATCTTCGCAAGCACGGTGCTGATGCTTTCCCCTGGGAGGGTGCATCTGACATGGAGAGCCATGTTATTGATGAGCGAATTACTAGGCTTGTATCCCTCTTTATGGCTTCTTTGTCTAGGGCTAATATTAGGGCTTTCCCAGTAGAGGTTCAGGATGTAGGCAGAGCTAAGGTAGTTTCTAACTTCCTTAAGTGGATGATTTCCTCTGGTTACATTTCTCGTTTTAATCGAGAGATGGAGCTAGGAGCTAATTACTTGCTAGAGCGTGGACTGCTTATAAGCTACGTAGGATGGCACTCAGAGGACAGGAAGTTCCTTCAGAGGCTAGACCTTAACCAGATAGCCCAAGTAAGTCCTGAGCTAGCTGAGATGATCCTTTCGGGTCAGAACGAAGACCAGATGGTGGCTATGCTGCAACAGACCTTTGATGGCGTTACAGTTAAGCGAGCTAAGAACGCACTGGCTGAACTAGCTGACGTTGGATCTGCTGAGTTGCCAGTTGTACGCCGTCAGGTAAATGCACCAGAGGTAAAGACGTTAGCCCCAGATGGGGACTTTATCTTCCCTCCGTATGTTACCGATCCACAGCGAGCACCTTACTGCTTCTGGAAAACGTACTACACAGCACAGGAGCTAGAAAACAAA